CAGATATAAATGACATATTGAGGTACAGAAGTGCCAGGAGCACATCCACGCAGCGCATTAAAACGAAGTTGAAGGTCAATGCGTCTAATCTTATCTAAGTTTGCCTCACCAGAGGGCAGAGTAGGTGGCAAGAATCCATTCAAAACCCCAAATGAAAGAGTATAATAGTATTTATTGACCCAAGGAGTTTTTCGTTGATTAAGCGCAGGTAAAATACTTCGGAACTGAGCAGAAGCACTTGTAGCATAGCGCAGGAGTTTGCCCTCATAGTTAAGAATAATATCAGAGATAGGATCTGACTCACGAACAGTAAATGCTGGAATATAATCTCCAGTGAAGTACTGAGCGACAAGACCGCTCGCATCAGGCCACCATGGGGCTACTGTTACGTCAAATCCACTTAGATCACGTGTTGCCAAGAAATACGCATTGTAACTGGGTGCCTCAACTCTCTGCGCAAAGAAAAACAAATCACGAGTAGGGTTAGGAATTCTAAGTGGTATAGTGACCTCTGTAAAGTTCTGAGTATTATAGGGTTCAAAAGAATAGTGTTGTGGGATGGGCAAAATAATATCCGCGAGGCGAAAACGGTTAGCCTCGGCTTTATCCAAATAGATGTATTCAGCCATAATGTATGTGTCAGCCAAATTTAGAGTCACAGGCATTTGAATATTTGCTATACGAGAAACAGTGCGTGTTGTAGTGCTTCCATTTATTCCAGACATTTGTATGGTTCCTGCTGAATCTATTTTGTAAAAAAAAGAGTCAAGAATCTGGGGATACACTTTGCCCAAGGGTTTGGTGATATCGTTGCTACTTAGATCTTGGCTGACATATAGATCTTGAAGAGGAGCAAAATTAATCGTCAGACGAACAAGATCAGTGCTAATAGCATCAATGGGTAAGAAGGCACCAGCATCTCCACGATTGAACCAAAAAGGTAAGGGCACGGCAACACGTGTGGGGCGTTGTGCGGGATCCCAACCAATTTTCTCTACTTTGAAACCATTGTCGTAGCGTTCAATGAGTTGATTGACGAGGGTAACTTTTTCAAAAGGGGTGTGAAATTCATCCAAGACTTCCAAGAGCCTTGAATCTAAAGTGGATACACGAGCACCTCCTATCTCAATCTGAGCCTGTTGAATAACAGCATGACCGAGAGAGTTTGTCCAACCAAAGGTAGGTCCAGCGAAGGAAGTTCCAGCGGATGCTTGGGCAAGAAGTTGGGGACCAACAATATCGGGAAAATTTACAACAACATACATACGACTAATAAGATGTCCTTGCCTCGGAAGAGTAATAGTCGCCTGTTTTCCAAAGTTGGGAACTTGGTCAAAATCCAAACGGACCCATTGGGTTGTAAAGCGGCCTGCTTTTAAGAATGCTTTCTTAAAAAAAGAAACAGCAGGTTGACCTTTAGGGGGAAGTAGGCGAAGGTCTTGAATACCTGAATGAAGTGTTTTTAAAAGAGCGGCAACCATCTATTGGTTGATAATGTTTTGCTTTGGGTAGGCATCAGATACTATAGAAGACAAAGCGGAGTCCATATTCACGCATACACTTTTTGAGGAAACTTTCACAGTCTGAGCAGGGCTTAGAGAAGCAGGCATCCTCTGTATTTCCAACACGAAAGACATAGAGATCTGAGCCACGGAGATGATTCAAATTGCCAAGTTTCTTTACAACGGCTTTCTCAGCGTGGATGGTCCAATCTGAGAAACCGCAACCCATAGAACGAGATCCAAGGAGATTCGTAGCCTCTGCGAGGATCTTACCTCTCTTTACAATGACTGCGCGATGGAGGTGAGTACGGTGCTTTTTTGTCTTCAAGAACTCAGAATCCTTACAATAGACATCCAAAAGGTACTTTTCAAAAGAGTGAGCAGGCTTAGGAGGCGGCATCTGCCGCAAAGCCAACTCCTTACGACTGAGGGTAGGTGTCTCGCTACACATTGTGGTAAATGGTGGTGTACCTTATGAATGTACCGACTTAAGTTTCAATTTTTTTGTAAGTCATATAGTACTGAAAAGCCATCACAAAAAATTTGAAAGCGCGCGGCGCCTGTTATCCGTGGATAGGAAAGGAATACAAAATGATCGGCCTTCTTATTATTGCGACAACTCTTCTTACACGTGGTGTGACGAATATGCAGGAAGCAGCATTCCTCTTTGCTGCGCCTCCAGTCGCAGTTGCCAACTATACATACTACTTTCTAGAGAACTCTGGATTTAATTATACAGAGGTCATGGAATATCTTCCAACTCTACCAGAGTCTTTCTTTGACAAGAATTTCTGGGTGAGTCCAACTACAATGGATTCTATGAGGAATACAAAGGACTATCTTATGAAGGAAGTTCCAGCAACTATGACAGAACTTCCAAAGGCTCTTTATGAACGCTTTGGTCCATCTCGGCCTGTAGATGAAGCATCTAAAGTTGATCTTGGAATGGTCTTTGTGGGTATGTATCTAACAAGTCTCTTCACACTTGCCGCGGCTATCTGGCTTCTAATGCCAAGTACTCGGCTGACTGATGTAGAGATTGATTCAGATCACATTCTTATTAGGAAGCGGAAGCGAACTCCTCAACGCTACTATGATGAAGACAGGATGCTACTTCGTTCTATGACTACAGATGATGATGTGTTCCATGCCCTTGAGTAAACATGGACTACACATAAAAAATAAAAAGGAAATACAAAATCTAAAAGGGAATAAAAAATGAAGGAATTTTTGTTAGTAACAAAGAGCATACCCAATGGATCCAGGAGGCCTTGGCGCTATTATTGGAACAGGCATTATGGCCTGCGTATTTGGCAGTATGAAATTGTATGATGTATACAAAAAACGGAAAAAACAAAAAGAATTTGAAAGAGCCTATAGCAAGCCTGTATTGGTTCAGAAAGCCATACCAAGAATACTTATTGTAAAACAACAATGGAAGATGAAAGATCTAAACCTACCCAAATCAATCAAACTTAACAACCTCTCCATTCGCAAGTTTTAAATGAAGGAGAGTTTCAAGTGAATCGTGATGAGAGACAATGATAACAAGAGTATGTGTATCTTTGTATTTTTTCTGTAGGTACTCAAAAAAGGCATTCATACGCAAAGCAGTAGAATCGTAGGTTTCACTTGATGTACTAAAAAGAGGGGGAAATAGGGGCAGGTAGGAAGTATCCCACAAAGGAAATTCTGAATGAATTTCTACTGGACTTTTCCGAGCATTACAGATGTGATTTTTAAGGAGACGTTCTAGGAGCATATCGTGTAAAATGTAAGACGATGCTTTGATGCCTCCCTTTAAAATGCCTTCTGCAGTTTGTATACAGCGAGTTAAGGGTGAGCAGTAGATGTGAACAATTCGCCGATTTTGAAAAGGCGCAATGGTTTTTCCCGCAGTTTCTGCTTGAAAGTGACCAAGTTCAGTTAAACGAGCATCACGATAGTGAAAATCTTCATACGCAGCATCTCCCATTCTTTCAGCGGCTGTATTATGCTCAGCCTGACCATGGCGGACAAAGAAGAACAACGGAGGCATACTGTAGCAAAGATAATTAAAGAGATTTAAACCAGAGAATGAGTAGACGAATGAAAGCATCCGAATCTGTAAATTCTTTAACAGAACTCAATCCAAATCTTGAAGAGGGTCTACAGACGTGTTTTATTTGTATAGAGGAACTTAATGAAAAGCAGGAACCGCTAGTAGATAGTTCTCTTTTACGAACATGTGGATGTAGATTTAAGGTTCATCCAGATTGTTGGAATGCGTGGATGAAGGATAAAACGGAATATGATTGTCCCATTTGTAGAAAGAAGAGTTTAACAATTAAACGTCCTCCTACGCCTCCTGTGCCTGGAATTGAAGAGTGGCCCAGAGAGCATAATTCAAGAAAGAAACTTTATATGAGTGTACTTATTGTTGCGTTTATAGGGGCGGCGGGCTTAATGACTTACAAAATAATTACAGAGTAGGTAAAAAATTGAAAAAATGTTTTTCAGGCCAAATCATCAAGCCATGTCAAGAGGAACGCGCCAAAGAATGAACTCAGTTATTCGGATGAACAACCATTCAGGATTTCCCCATCACTTTGCTATTTGCCGTTCTATTCGGCCAGTACAGTTTCAACTTCTAACAATTGTTCCAGACATTCGGCACATTTATGAACGAGAGCATTATGTTATTGAAAATGATGTGCCAGAGAATCTGGAACCAATGTTTCTAGATCAACGTGCGATGGCAGACACTTCAAGTGGAGACTTCTACATTTCCAATCCCATTCATGTAGGTGAGCAAGGGCGGCGAGTACGCTATGAAATTCAGCCTATGTTTCTAAGAAATCGGCAATATACAATTCCTGTTGTTCTCTTGGATTCATATATGGGAATTCCCCGTCCAGACATGCTTGTGATTCCCTACAATGCGGAGCGTCAAGCAGATCGTCAAAATGAGGATCCCTATATGATCATTAACTATCTTCGGAATATGAACAACTTCTCACAACCCAATCAAGTGGATCAACATCGTTCTCGTCTAACCTTTCGTTCAGAGTGGGATGAGCAGTTGAATCATTATATTGATACGCCTATGCTATGGCCAAGAGACTATGAGAATTATTATCGTAATGATAGGGATGATCTTCCATTTCATCGTCGCCCACACACACCACCTCGCCAGCATATTCGGCCTCGTAGGAATTCTAATCATCGCGCAGCAGGTGGAGGAGTAGACATTACGGAGATTCCACGACCAGCCCCTGCTCCTGAGCCGGCTGCGGTGCGTGTGCCCATCACCCTACAGGCTTTTACAGTACAAGCATTGATTAGTCACGCAGTCAAAGAGAATATGACGTGTCCTATTTCAATGAATCCCATTGAAGAGCGAACTGCGTGTGTGACTACATGCCAGCATATCTTTGAACGTCAGGCCATTGAGCGTTGGTTTACCGAAAACTCTCGTTGTCCTGTTTGTCGCCAAGAAACAAGTGTATGTGCTTAGAGAGTGAAATCAAATAAAATGGGTATGTGATCACTAAGGGAGACGGAATCAAAATAACTTATTTTTATGTCATGAAAAGGATTAGGTTTAGAATTTAATACAAGAAGATGATCAAGGTGTTCATGAGTTCCTGGGAATGTAGTGTGTTTTTCAGAATCCAAGGAATGAAAATAAACAAACTTATCTTGATTGAAGTCGCCACAAATGATGGGAAAACGGAGGTACCGAACGAAAGCAGCAAGTTGTTGTTCTTGATGTTGGCGAACCTCGGGGTACGAAATACGGCAACACGGTAATTCTGTAAAGTCTGATTGAAAGTGAGTGTTTACAATGTCTATTTTTTTGTCATCTACTTGAATTTCAAGGGCAAAAATACCCTTTATGACAAGGGCGTCAACACCTCCAGCACAAACAAAAGGG